TCTACCTGACGAAAACTCAATGGATAACGTATGTAATACATAACCGCCAAGCGGATGATTTTGGGAGACGTTTTGAAATATATGAATGGATTATGTGCCGTCATCAACCAGAATTAAGGATTAGCCGCTTGCCCGTCAAGTTTGTCTGACAATGCCTTTAAACTTGTCCGAAAAGTTCCGTCGCTTCGTCATTCTCGTATCCATTCATTCGCGTTGGATACATCTTAGCACAATGTCCTAATTTGCCAGACCACTTCACTGAAAGATCAAAGAAACCCATCTGCGCCATCGCCAAACCCCAAGCCGTGAACCTCTCGCCCCTCATACCGCAGCGGCCACGTCAGGGCAATTTTTCGAGGTGCCCTAAAATAATTTATTTGAAACCCTACACATCAAGCATGCGTGATACAAACCGATCTAAGCCATGGTTCTTTTTCCAATATAGCGAAGCATTATGTGCCGCTCGTGCAATATTTGTGTAGTTTGTTTTGGCGTTTTCAACCGCAGCCATCACTTGATTACAATTAAGTTCCACGAACTGTGTTCCTGCTCCAGTTTTGTCTATCCACCGTCCAAGCACTGTACCGAATGGAACAACAGATGGAACGCCGCTTGCAATTGCATCCATTAAAATACCTGAACCCTTCCTTTTGTAACGATCCGGCGAGTATGGTAAAATTATCAGATCACATTTTACGATCTCAGTGACCAAGTCGGGAACAAAACCAACGATGTTAAGTCCCGGCCGCTTCTGTAAAGCACAGCTTCTGTTGCTATCGTGAAAGATGACTTTGTAACCTGACGAGAGAAGTTGACCTACCAATTCACCCATAAGGTGGGCGCCTTTTTCTCCGCGTTGATGGCCAAAAAAGCCTACAGTTCTAACTTCCTTTTGTGAAACTGCATCAGGAAAGCCATCAAAATAACTTGGAAATAAAGAAAATCGGCCGGTGCTAGTTAAAGGTAAGTAATCATATCTATGCTCTGCTTCAATTGCTCCTATGTTCATTCTGGTTAGCGATCGATTGGAGGCAAGAAACGCATCTCGCCACCAAATCTGTCCGTTCGGGTATTCATCGGAAACCACAGGCGTGTGTATGCATGCAGATAATGGCACCTTTACACCGCGAATGCTACACGCCTTAAGCTGTGCTGCCGTGATTGTTGGCCATAACCATAGATCTGAAGCCGATACCTGTTCTAGGTCCTCGGCCAGCGTCTGACTCTGAAACTGATAAACGATGAGTTCTCCCGCGTAATTATCATATCTTTTTGGATTGACATATGGTCCCGATCGAAACAACGGCATCACAGGCGCGAAAGGCTCAAAGGCAACGCACAATTCTTCTTTTATCTCGCGATGAGAATAGATTTTTACCTTATGACCGTGACTCGCAAGCCATCGGGCAAGCTTGAAGTCGAGATCAAAATGATGACCAGCTTGTCGTTGCAAGCCGGGATCCAAGAGACTTATACGCATTTCAAGTTCCTAATCCGACATTCCCCAAGTGGCTTGCCTACTGACGTGAATATCGCCTGAATCCGACCTCTGGACAAGCGTTTTCACCCCGACCGGCATCTGCAGTCGCGCAGACAGCTGGAACCGGGTGATCGGGCCACGAAACCCAAGCGTGCTAACCTAGTGTTCGCCACCTGACATAAGATTTCCAGCGTCGGTCTGATGTGCGATGTTGGGCGCATGAGACGCTCCGACATCTGCCTTTGTCTTGGCCCCGCCGACCGTGCTGAGCCTGAAGCTCTGGTGACTAACCGCAACACTCCACGCAAGCTCGCTTGGCGGGCCGGGATCGTGCTGGCGACGGCTGATGGCGCGGGGACCTTTGAGATCATGCGGCGGACGGGCATGTCGAAACCGACGGTCTGGCGCTGGCAGGAGCGGTATCTCGACGAGGGCGTGGCGGGGCTGAAGCAGGACAAGACGCGGCCCTCGCGTGTGCCGCCGCTGCCGCAGGAGGTTCGGCTGAAAGTGATCGCGAAGACCGTGCAGGAGGGCCCGCCCAATGCCACGCACTGGAGCCGCGCGCTGATGGCAGAAGCGATGGGCATCTCGGCGTCGAGCGTGGGGCGGATATGGGCGGATGCGGGGTTGAAGCCGCATCTCGTCAAGGGGTTCAAGGTCTCGAACGACCCGCTGTTCGAGGAGAAGGTCACGGATATCGTCGGGCTCTACCTCGACCCGCCGGATCGCGCCGTGGTGCTGTGCGTCGATGAAAAGTCGCAGATTCAGGCTCTCGACCGGACCCAACCGGGTCTGCCGCTGAAGAAGGGCCGGGCCGCGACCATGACCCACGACTACAAGCGCCATGGCACGACCACACTTTTTGCCGCGCTTGATGTGAAATCGGGCAAGGTCATCGGCGAGTGCATGCCTCGCCATCGTGCCAAGGAGTTCCTGAAATTCCTGCGCCAGATCGACAAGGCCGTGCCCGCGCGGCGAGATGTGCATCTGGTGCTCGACAATTACGCCACCCACAAGACGCCCAAGGTGAAGGCATGGCTGGACAAGCACCCGCGCTTCAAGCTGCACTTCACGCCCACCAGCGCCTCATGGCTGAATCTGGTCGAACGGTTCTTTGCCGAGATCACCACACGGCGCATCCGCCGTGGCAGCTATTCCAGCGTCGATGACCTCGAGACCGCGATCTACGACTATCTCGCCCGCCACAACGAGAAGCCGAAGCCGTTCAGGTGGACCAAGAGCGCAGAGGACATCCTCGCCCGAGAACGCCGAGCGCTCGACGCACTGGATGAAATCAGGGGAAACAGCTAGGAAGTGTTAGACTCGGAACACTAGAAATACAATAAAGGTCGAAAATGAAAAAAGCACTCATCACAGGAATCACAGGACAGGATGGCAGCTATCTAGCCGAATTTCTGCTTGAAAAAGGCTACGAGGTGCATGGCATCACGAGGCGCGCATCGCTGTTTAACACGCAGCGGATCGATCATATCTATCAGGATCCGCATAGCAATCATCAGCGGTTCAAGCTGCATTATGGGGATCTGACCGACAGCTCGAATCTGACGCGGATTCTGTCAGAGGTGCAGCCCGATGAGGTCTACAACCTTGGCGCGCAGAGTCACGTCGCCGTGAGTTTTGAGGCACCGGAATACACTGCGGATGTCGACGCCATGGGCACTCTGCGTCTGCTGGAGGCGATCCGTTTTCTGAAGCTGGAGAACAAGTCCCGCTTCTATCAGGCCTCGACCTCCGAACTTTATGGGCAGGTCAAGGAAATCCCTCAGAGCGAGACCACCCCGTTCCATCCCCGTAGCCCCTATGCCGTGGCCAAGATGTATGCGTACTGGATCACCGTGAACTACCGCGAAGCATACGGGATCTATGCCTGCAACGGGATCCTGTTCAACCATGAGAGTCCGCGTCGCGGCGAGACTTTCGTGACCCGCAAGATTACGCGCGGTCTGGCCAATATCGCCCAAGGCCTTGAGCCCTGCCTCTACATGGGCAATATCGACGCGCTGCGCGATTGGGGCCATGCCAAGGACTATGTCCGGATGCAGTGGATGATGCTGCAGCAGGAGCAGCCTGAGGATTTCGTAATCGCAACAGGTGTGCAATATTCGGTCCGGGAGTTCATCCAGTGGACCGCGGCTGAATTGGGCATCAGCTTGGCGTTCAGTGGCACCGGTGTGGAGGAGATCGCAACTGTCGCAGAGGTCACGGGCGATATGGCTCCTGCGGTCAAGCCGGGCGATGTCGTCATGCGGATCGATCCAAGATACTTCCGTCCTGCCGAAGTAGAGACGCTTTTGGGTGATCCCACCAAAGCCAAAGTGAAGCTGGGATGGGTCCCCGAGATCACAGCGCAAGAGATGTGTGTGGAGATGGTGGCGGAGGATCTGAAGGCGGCGCGCCGCCACAGGCTGTTGCGCGAGAACGGGCTTGAACTGCCCGTATCATTGGAAGGGTAAAAGGTTACGTTATGAAAACCTATGTTGCCGGTCATCGCGGTATGGTGGCCAGGGCGATCCTGCGGCAGTTGCAGGCACGCGGCGAAACCAAAATCATCACCCGCACCCGTTCGGAGCTGGACTTGACAGATCAGGCCGCAATGCGGGCGTTTATGCAGGCCGAGCGCCCCGATGTGGTGATCCTTGCCGCTGCCAAAGTGGGTGGGATTCTGGCAAACAACAGCTATCCCGCCGACTTCATCTACTACAACCTAATGATCGAGGCGAATGTCATTCATCAGGCCTTTAATGCGGGAGTCATGCGGCTTTTACAGCTTGGGTCGTCGTGCGTCTATCCCCGCGCGGTGCCGCAGCCGATGCGCGAGGATGCGCTTTTGTCCGGCGTGCTGGAACCGACAAATGAGCCATATGCCATCGCTAAGATCGCTGGCATCAAGCTTTGCGAAAGCTACAACCGCCAGCATGGCACCGACTACCGCTCGGTCATGCCGACCAACCTTTATGGTCCCGGCGACAACTTCCACCCCGAGAACAGCCACGTCCTGCCGGCCCTGATCCGCCGGTTCCACGAAGCAGCGCAATCAGAAGCCAAAGAGGTCGTTATCTGGGGCAGCGGTACGCCGCGGCGTGAATTCCTGCATGTGGATGACATGGCCGCTGCTTCGCTCTTCGTGCTTGATCTGCCGAAGGCCGACTATGAGGCGAATACGCAGCCGATGCTCAGCCATATTAACGTCGGCTCCGGCACCGATATTTCGATCCTTGAACTGGCGCAGAAGGTTGCGGCTGTCACCGGCTACAAGGGACGTATCGTGACCGACCCGTCCAAACCCGACGGAACAATGCGCAAGCTCATGGATGTTTCGCGGCTGACCCAGATGGGCTGGTCGGCACAGATCGGGTTGGATCAGGGCCTCACCGAAACCTACCAGTGGTTCCTCGATCACGCAGACAGCTATCGCCGCTAGGAAAGCTTAATGACCCAATTAATTAACCCTGTCCTTCTCTGCGGTGGCTCCGGCACGCGGCTTTGGCCCTTGTCGCGCAAGTCCTACCCCAAGCAGTTCGTCAAGCTGACAGGTGACGAAAGCCTCTACCAGGCCTCTGCCCGTCGTCTTTCGGGCGACGGTTTTGCGGCGCCTTCGATCGTCACGGCCGCCGACTTCCGCTTCATCGTGATCGAACAGTTGGCCGCGCTCGAGATCGCGCCCGCCGACATCCTGATCGAGCCTTCTGCCAAAAACACCGCCGCCGCAATCTGCGCTGCTGCCTTGGCGCTTGAGGCCCGGGCGCCGGGCGCGCTGATGCTGGTGGCGCCTTCAGACCATGTGATCCCCGACGCAGCCCGCTTTCGAGACGCCGTTCAGGCCGCCGCACCCGCCGCTTCTGCCGGGCAGCTTGTCACATTCGGCATCCGCCCCGACCGCCCCGAGACGGGCTATGGCTGGCTTGAGCTTTCGACGCCCACGCCCGATTTTGCGCCCCTGCCGCAACCCCTTCGCAGCTTTGTCGAAAAGCCAGATCTGGTCAAGGCCGAGGCGCTGCTGGCTCGTGGCATGCACCTTTGGAACGCAGGGATATTCCTGTTCTCCACCTCCACGATCCTTGATGCCTTTGCAGCCCATGCGCCAGAGGTTCTGACGGCCACTCGTGCGGCCCTTGAGGCCGCGGAAAAGGACCTGTCCTTCACCCGCCTCGCCCCCGCGCCTTGGGCCGGCCTCCCCGATATTTCAATCGACTACGCCGTGATGGAGCGCGCGCAGAACCTGACCGTCGTTCCCTATGCGGGTACATGGTCAGATCTTGGCGATTGGCAGGCAGTCTGGCGCGAGGCTGAGGCTGACACCTCCGGAACCGTGACAACTGGCCCAGCTACTGCGCTTGACTGCCAAGATACGCTTTTGCAGGCGACGAGCGAGGCGCAGCAGCTTGTCGGCATCGGCCTGAAAGACATCATCGCTGTGGCCATGCCCGACGCCGTTCTGGTTGCCCACAAGGACCGCGCGCAAGAGGTCAAACAGGCCGTCGCCGCGCTGAAAGCCAAAGCCGCGCCGCAGGCCGAAACGCTCCCCCGCGACTACCGCCCCTGGGGCTGGTATGAGAGTCTCGTCATCGGCCCGCGGTTCCAGGTGAAGCGCATCGTCGTCCACCCCGGCGCGGCTCTGTCGCTCCAGAGCCACCACCACCGCGCAGAGCACTGGATCGTCGTTGAAGGCACTGCCAAGGTGACTGTAGACAGCGAGGTCAAGCTGATCGCCGAAAACCAGTCCGTCTACATACCCCTCGGCGCCATCCACCGGATGGAAAATCCGGGAACAGTGCCGCTAACCTTGATCGAGGTCCAAACCGGCAGCTATCTGGGCGAAGATGACATCATTCGCTACGAGGACGTCTATGCCCGGGGCAAAGGAGCTAAAGGATGACGGCTCTTCGTCCCAAGAAGATTGTCGTTGTAGGTATTGGTTACGTTGGTCTGTCGAACGCAGTCTTGCTCTCACAGCACAACGACGTCACTGCCGTTGACCTCTCGTCTAAACGCGTTGACATGGTTAATGCGCGAAAGTGTCCTATTATTGACGCTGAATTAGAAGAGTTCCTTTCAAAGCGCACTCTGAATCTTTACGCCACAACAGACCTAATGGCTGCGTTGGTCGGCGCTGACATTGTCGTCATTGCTACACCCACAGACTACGATCCCAATACAAATTATTTCGATATTTCGTCTGTCGAGAAAGTTGCCTTCGTCGCTTCGCAGCGCGCCCCAGATGCGACAATTGTCATCAAATCGACAATTCCGGTGGGATGCGTTGAAAATCTGCGAAAGCTGACGGACAACCCAAATATCATCTTCAGCCCCGAATTTTTGCGCGAGGGACGCGCTCTGTATGACAATTTAAACCCCAGTCGGATCATTGTGGGAGACACGTCGGAACGTGCACAGGAATTTGCGCAATTGCTTATTCAAGGTGCGGAGAAGGCTGACATTCCAGTACTGTTTACTGGGCCCTCTGAGGCTGAAGCTATCAAGCTTTTTGCCAACACCTATCTCGCGATGCGCGTGGCCTTCTTTAACGAATTGGACAGCTATTCAATTGCTCACGATTTGAACTCGCGCCAAATTATAGATGGGGTTGGCTTGGATCCCAGGATTGGAAGTCACTACAACAATCCCTCATTTGGTTACGGCGGTTACTGCTTGCCGAAGGATACCAAGCAGCTTCTCGCCAACTATTCGTCTGTGCCGCAAAACCTTATTACGGCCATTGTCGACGCCAACCGCACGCGCAAAGATTTCTTGGCAGAACAAATACTATCGAGAAGCCCGAAAGTAGTGGGCAGCCGCAGGGTCAGGCAGATCAATTCGACCTACCAATTGTGCTGTGTCCAGCCAGCGGCGCCAAATCGGTCGGCAGAGCTGATGCGCAATCACCCCGTGCTGCAACTGTTGCACGCGCCGGCGGAACTCAACCAGTTCTGCCCTCAGGCTGGAATAGTTCGCCTGCCGCACATCACCGGTCACCAAATGATATGGCAACCCCAGTGAGGCAGACACCGCAAGCAGCGTGCGATATTGAAACGCCTCATAGCCACCACCAACATCCGCGGGGCTTGAGAACTTCACATCCTCGCCCGGCAGCAGAACCTGCATGGTGCCGGGCTCAAGGCTAGCCATGGCTGCGCCATCAAGATCCGCCTCGCCCTCGCCCATCATCGGATCTTCCGGCGCTGTCTTGGTGATGAAGCCGGCAAACATTGCTGCTGTCTTTTTGCGATCTAGTTCGGCGTCATCATACTGATCAAGCAGGAACAACCGCACCATCGCGGGCGCAACATGGGGCAAGCCACGGATCTGACCCGCATCAATGGGGCGGTAGATGTGTAGAACATCTTCGGCTGGCACGCGCACGGTTTCCGGTATCGCGACGCGGTGATCCGTGCTGTCGCCAGGATGACGCCTGCGGAAATGATAAGCCACCCGCCGACCGATTAGGTCAAACTCGATCCCGCAGCGGATGCGATTGCCATTCGGAGCGGTCTCCGTTTTCTCGAATGGCAGCATTTCCGATTGTAAGAGCTGCAACTGCAGCGGAACTAGCAAGCCATCTTCGGCCCGTCGAGGACGCATCCGCACGAAGCATTCACCCGCAACAAACATTTCGCGCGCAACCATCGCCTGCAGACCATAAAAATCCGTCAGCCCGTCGGCATCCGCCTCATCGGTCCAAGCAAGCCAAAGCCGCTGGACCTCATCACGTAATGCTGCATCCTCAATCAGTGAGGACGGCTTAATTCCATCCCCCACCATGTTGGATGCAAAGGCCTCGCAGGCATTCGCCGCATAGCCGTTCGTCACCACCAGTTCACGCGAGCGGGCCAGCAACTTTGGCCCACCCGATGCCACCAACGCATTGATGTTTTCAAGCGGCGGGTTCCAGCCCCGCAGCCGGCGTTTTGACATCGCCCCTTCAAGACGCGCACGCATCGCTTTGGGGCCGCCCGGCTTGGAGCGACGGAACGTGTCCAGTAACCCCATGTGTTAGAGCCCTTTAGATGTGAGAATGCGCACCTGCCGTACGACCCGCCGTCCTTCGAGTGTGGCGATTTCGCGATCCAACCCTTCAATGGCGCGGTCGATTTCAGCCACGCTGCGGTAATCCACGGTTTTGCCGTCATAGCTGACCCGCGCGACGCCGGAGGAACGTTGGACTGCGAGCGCCTCGCGGCGGGTGCGAAGTTCAGAAATTGTGGCCATTTATCACCCCATGTAAGTCGACCGCATTGTCCGCCTCCGCGCAGACGGGCGCGGCGATGATTTCACAGCCACGTCACCCGCAGGCCCAGAGGCCTCTACTGCGAGTTGCCGCTCCAATTCCAACCACCGCGCCTCTGACCAGCGATCCGCCCCAAGTATCCACGCTGCTGCTCGCGCATAAACCCGGCAGTCCAACGCCTCATTGCGCTCGCGTAGCTTCTGCCACTCCAATCGGGCAAAGCCACGTTTCGTGCGCACCGTGATCAGTTGTTCGGCCGTAAATTGCTTCAACCACTCGCCGTCCGCCCATTTTGGCAGATGGATGGTTCCAGGCGGGCAAGGATGCCCAGCCTCGATTTCCTCCCGCGTCGGTCTATCCTGCCGCAAATAGCGATAGGTCTCGGTCTTGAAGGTAGAGGTAGCGACCGTCCAAAGCCGCGCTCCGCGCCGCAGCCGTTTGCCCGCGATGGTCGCGTCCACATAAGTCGGGCCGGTGACCGGGCTCGAGCGATTGAATCCCTCTACGCCTTTGACCGGGGCCACCTGCGCGAAGCCGACTTGTCGCGACCAGGCGTATACCGCGCTGGTCTCGTAGCCCGTGTCGATGGCCAGGCGGGCCAAGGTCATTGGCTCACCGGAGGCATGCGCCCATGTCTGGCCGAGCAAATTGGTCAGCTGCTGCCAACACGCTGTGTCGCTGGGCCCACCTTCGATAACGAGGTGATCGACCAGCCAGCTTTCCAGCCCGCGGCCCCAGGCCCAGACATCGACCTCGATGCGATCCTTTTGAACGTCCGCTCCAGCGGTCAGGAACAAGGCCCGCTCTGGAACAGTGCCTCCCTCCAAAGTCTCGCGCTGGTCCGCCAAGCGCTGCCAGTCCGGCGCCTCACCCGTCTCGACCCACGTCTCGCCGAGGATCGTGTTGCGAAACGCTTTGATCGCCTCATCCGACCCCTGGGCTGCATCCCAAGCTCGCACGATCCTCTCCCAGCTCAGCCAGCCGATGGGCGAATAGAGCGCCGAGAGGTGATAGCCGACGGTATTCGGGTCCGCTGCCGTGGCGGTTGCGCGCCATTCGCCAGCCTCCAGCATCGCCGTCTTGTGATGCTCCGCTATGGGCTGCTCGCAGCCATCGCAGTGATATTCCGCTGTCTCGGGACGCCCCTTCTGCCAACGCAGTCGTTCGAATTTGAGCCACTGCATCGCGCCACAATGCGGGCATGGGACAAAAAACCGACGCTGATCACTGGCCTCATAGTCCCGTTCAATCCGGCTCATGCCGCGAATGGTCGGGGTTGAGACCAAGAACACCTTGCGCCGATGGGCGAAGGTCAGCGAACGCGCTTCCGCCAGCGTAACCGGATCACCCTCATCGTCAGCGGACGCCGGATAGGCATCGACCTCGTCGAGGAAAATGTAGCGCGCCGGGGTCGAGCGCAGCCCTACGGCCGAGTTTGCCCCGGTCATGATCAGAATACCGCCCGCGAATTCTTTAGACAGCATCGTGTTGCCCGCGTCACGAGAACGCGCCGGTTTGACCCGCTCCCGCAATTCCGGGCTCTCATCGATCAGCGGATCAATCCGCTGACGTGAGTTTCGTTTCGCCAATTCCACCGTTGGCTGGACCGCCAGCATAGGTCCTGGCGCCTGATGGATCGCAAAGCCAATCCAGTTGTTGCCCGCTTCCGTCGCGCCGACCTGCGCTGCCTTCATGAACACGATCCGCTGTGCCCGGTCGCCGGGCGAAAGCCTGTCCATGATCTCAGCCATGTAAGGCGTGCGGGCCGTTCGATAGCGACCAGGTTCTGCCGACGCGCGCCCCGACAGCATCCGGTGTCGGTCTGCCCATTGGGAGACGGTCAGGTCCGCATCCGGCGTGAGACCTGCGCCCCAGGCACGCAGGATTTCTGTCGCGCCATCGAAATCCGGCATATCGTCCGCATCATCGGAGATCAGGTTTGACCTCGGCAAGATCGTCGAGCTGGGCACGGACATGTTTTTCCAAAACTTTCTGCATTGCGGCGGGCTCAACGCCCAAATCTGCCGCCATCAACGCGGCCGCCCGCGCGGGCCAGTTGACCCAGACATCACGCTCCTGCCGCGCCAGCCGAAAAACCAGCGACAGTGCGCGAGCCCGATCGATCAACTCGCCTTTCAGCTTTTGCAGACGCAGACGACGTTCCTGCGCCTTCAGCACTTCATTGGCCGTCTTGGCCTGCAAAAAGGTGGTGCCACCACTATTTGCCGGAGCCTCAAGCCCCTGTTCCTTCAGAGTGTCACCGACTGCCGAGACAGCCGCCTCCGACACAGGCTTGCGTCTTGGCTGCAGCTGGTGCTGTCAGACGAATGAGAACTCGCATCGGATTGCTTGCGCAGCTTTAATCTATGCGCTCAATAGTTGGCGCCACTCAGTAAGAGCGGCGGTTCGA